TAATTTGCCACTTGTTTTCGTGGAATTTGTATGCCATAAGTGCTGAAGGGTCGTTCTTTTGACTTGCGGTATATGCAGGGTCAATAACAAAATGCACATCTCCATCTATTTTTTCTTTATCTATGTTAAACCAATTTTTTTGTATCATACCGCTATCGGCAGGTGTTGGTCTTTGTTGTAGCTGTCCTGCATATCCATAAGAGCCTAGTGCCGACTTATAATCCTCTAAAACCTCTCTGCCGAACCTTTCTTTCCAAAAAAGTCCTTCTTCGTAGAATTTTTCTAGGTTTCTTGGCTTTAGGTCGTCAGATAGTTCAGCAGGTATGCAGATATGTTTATGTTTATCGGGTGAGTTGTATAATAGGTAGCCGCTAAGGTCGTCTTCGTGGACTCTCTGCATAATTATTATTCTCACTCCCGTCATTGGGTTGTTAAGTCTTGAATATAGTGTTGACTTATACCATTCGTTAGCATTATCTCTTTCTGTCTCCGATGCAGCATTTTTTGGTGATGTAGGGTCATCCACTAATATTATATCCCCTCCCTGACCTGTAACAGAGCCTCCTACTGATGTTGCCCTTCGAACACCTAAAAAGGTATTCTCGTATCGTGCTTTTAGGTTTTGGTCTTTTTTGATTTGGTATGTATCGCCCCAATGTGATTGATACCATTCGCTTTGAATAATATCTCTACTTCTTGTTGCGTGTTCTATACTAATCTCTGCTGAATATGATGCTGTGATAAATCGCATCTTTGGATACACAGCCCAACACCAAGCAGGAAACATTACTGTTACAAGCAGCGACTTTGTGCTACGGAAGGGGATATTTATTATTATGTCTTTATCTTTCTTTTCTCCTCTTTTTATTCTTTCTGCTTCCGCCTGAAGAATATCGCAAAGGTATTTATGGTGAAAGTTTGTTGATAGGGGTACTGCGGGTTCTGCTATATCCCATGCTCTGACAAAGAACTCATAAAATGACTTCTCGCAGATAGCTTTCTCCATTGCCTGCAATAGTTGCTCTTTGGCTTCTCTATTCATTTACCTCTATGTAGTCTGTATCTTCAGCATCATTTTGCAGAGCTTCCATTTTTTCTTTTAGCTCATCTATGCTGATATTGTCGTCTAGGCTAATCTCTATTTTCTTTAGGGTATTGCCTTTTATTTCCGTTGCCTGTAATTTAGGTATTGCGTAGTTAAGAAGTTTAGCTACCGCATTGATATACGCTTCAGGATTTTTCTCAAATAATTTTTCTAGTGCTACTCTAATATTCACCTCCTGTCCTGCTAACGCCATAGAAAGAACTTCACGAGAGAACTTCGTTACTTGGTGCTTGCCACCTTTTTTATTAGCCCCATAGGTATTACCCTTTTGAAATAATCTTCCTCTTACTTTTGGTTTGTTCTCTTCCATATAAAATTGAACTCTATATATATTTTGCATATATAATAATAAAATTGAATAAAACAAGGAAAATATTAACTAATATCTATATCCATAGCTTTATCTTTATCTTATACCCTATACTATACCCTTTGGCAAGGGTTCAACTAATTATTACACTACTTTTGCACAACTTTTAATTTTTTAAAGCCTAACTTCGTATCTCTTATCTATATGTTTTTTTCTTAAACAATATTTAAAATAAATAACCTATAAAATTGGATTTGAAATTGGTGTGGTTGTGTGGATGTGGTTGGGAGTACATATCTAAATAATTGACGGAAACAAAAAAAGCGCAATTTTGCACATTCAAACAAAAAAAAATTGTTTTTTATATCGTTTTGCGGTTGGCAATTTGTATAAATAAAAAAATTTTGCTACATAAATAAACACACAAATAAAAACATATAACCACAAATAAAAACACATTGCAAAGATAAAACAGGGCAAAAAGAAAGCCCCACAAAATGCAGGGCTAAAACTTATTTTAAAGGGCTTTTTTTAAAGTTTCATTTCTTTAGTAATGCTCACTAATAAATCAATTACAAAAGCCGTTAAAATTAAAAATAAAACGATTATAATATTTAATATTTTTATAGGCTTAATTTTATTTTATTTATTCTCTTTTGCCTTTCTTCCATTGGTAGCGTGTCCCAATCTTTCGGCTTGATAATACCATTAGTTGCAAAAACTATTTTTTCGTCCGCTTTTAATTGTGTTTCTTTGTCTAGTCCGCTCATCTCGTTCAATAACATGAACATTTTAAGAAAATTTGTTTCTGTCGTTTTCATTTGTTTAGTATTTAATTGTTAAAAGTTTAATTTTTTTATCTGTTTATATTCTACTGCATAGCCATTATTTACAAATATAAGTTCATAGCGAAAAGCTTTTTTAGTTTGCCTTAACATAAAATTTTTTGCGGCTTGATAGCTTTTGAAATACTTAATTTCCCACATATTAAAATAAATTAAAAAGTGTTTGTAACTCGTTTTTGATTTGTTTAATTGTTTGTTTGTTTAATTGTTTAATTTACTTTTCTTAATTTGCTAATCAATAAAGGTTCATTTTCTTCACTTTGATTATCTGAGTTAAAATAGTAATCATTAAAAGTATTTATAATTTCCCGCCCGTATCTTGTTTGAAAGCCGTACGAATGTGTCGGGGGGTTAAATTGGCTTATTATAGGTTCGTTTTCTACTATCATAAGAAATAAAGCTCTTTTGTTTATTTCGTACTCATTAGCCGTTTGTTCAATGGCTTTTGCCATCTGTTCGGCATTTTGTCGAATTTCTCCGTAATTACTTATTAAATAAGTTTCAATTTGTTTTGCGTCCATATTAAAATAAATTAAAAAGTGTTTGTAATTCGTTTTTTATTTGCTTATAAGTTAACGTTTGGCGGTGATGTGTGTATGTATTCAAGTCGTAAACACTCGATATTTCCCAAGCTCCAAAAATAGTTTTTAATTGATTCAATTCTTTTTTCATTTGTTTAATGTTTAGTTATTATTTTACTTTAAATATAATACTTTCTAGAGTGTTATTTGTTTCCTCATCATGTAAGTCTTCTTCTACTTTTGTTATTTCGTAAACATCTGATTCATTAAAATAACGAAAATTTATTTTAATTTTGTTTAAATCATTCTCTTTTTTTAGCTCTAGTAAATAGTCTAGTAATTTTTTAGCGTTTAATTTTTTCATTTGTTTGCTTTTCTTCTAATTGTTTCAATAATTTTTTTAATCCTGACAAATGTAGCTCATCTCTTACATTTGTATAAAGTCCCTGTTTTTTTATCTTATTTTCAAAAAATAAAATACTTTCTTCTAGTTTTTTTTTGTCGTTCATTTGTTTATATATTTAAAATATTTGTTGTGAAATCTTTGTTTTTCTCCTTTGTAATTTATGCGATATATCAAAAGGTCGTTATTTCCTACCTTTGAGGCTATGCAATCCTGATTGAATACGCTCGATAGCCTTTCGATAGTGTCAACACATGTTGAGAGGCAAAAAGAAGAACAGCCCTCAATTATTAAAGTTTGCTCAACCTCTTTGTTATATTCGCTAAGGTCAACCCTTGAACAAAACTCATTATCAATAAATAAGCTACTATATTTAATGTGTTCTAAGATTTCGTTTACTGTTTTAATATTATTATTCAATCCAATGTTTAAAATTAATTTTTCTTTTCTTTTCATTTGTTTAAAGTTTAGTTATTAAAAGTTTGTCTCAAGCCACATCGACAAAAATACCATAGCGGGCAATGTAGCCAAATAGATTAAGGCTTTTGCGGTCTCTTTTTGTTTCTTTGTTAAGTTCATTTGTTTAATGTTTAGTTATTATTTCTTTTTATTCTCTAATAAAATTAATTCTTCCGCAGTACTTTGTAAGCATTGCAAATTTAACTCATTTTCTTCTTCTAGTTCTTTAACTCTTTGTAAAACCTCTTCTAATTTTTCGAAATCGTCCCAAAATACACGACCTTTTTGAAATTCAATATTTGCAATAGTTGTTTCTAGTCGTTTACTAATTTTCTCAAAATGTTTCATTTTTTTAATATTTATCTAATATTGATTTTTGTTTGTTGGGACAAATATATAAAAAAAATTAAATACAAAACAAATAATTAAAAAAAAATAAAAAAAAATTTATTCTCATTCTGTTATATATGTTCGGGCGAATAACAAAAAAAACGAATAAACAAAGTAAATAATAAAAAAAAGTTATCAACAATGAAAATGTTAATAACCTCAACGACAACATCTTTTTTTTTAGGCGGCAGACCTAGCAGTTTCACTAGCAGTTTCAGGGGGCAGTTTCACTAGCAGTTTCGGAGGGCAAAAAGAAAGGGAGCAGTTTCAAAACCACTCCCAATCTAAACAATGAAAAATGAAAAACAAACTTATAAGGCTTCTTGGCACTCGCCACATCGCCTCCAATCTGTATCGTATTCAGCACCACAACAAGCAGACCATGCGTTGTCGTACTGATTTAAGTAATCTTCTTTTGTAAATGTATTGTATGAATCCCAATCCAAGTCTATGAAGTCATACGAAATAGTCTCATGTGTTATGTATAGGTCAAGGTCTTTCTCTCCTAGTCTTACATCCTCAACGCTAAAACCCAACGACTCTAAACTCTCTCTCACTTCCTTCTCGCTTGGCTGAAAGTCAACCGTATTGTTCTCTCTGTAATCGCTGTCGCAATATCCTATGTCGCTTCCTGCTCTGCTCATAATGTTTTTGTTTTAAGGTTATCTGAG